GACTGGAAAAACTACAGACAAGCTCTTAGAGATTTGCCTGATGGTAAAGACACTGTTGCTAAATGTGAAAACGCTACGTGGCCAACTAAACCGTAGTAAAGCATAGAGATACACTATGTTACAAAAGGTAAAGTTTGCACCTGGGTTTAATAAACAAGTTACCGACACCGGTGGTGAAAACCAATGGGTTGGAGGTGACAATGTTCGTTTTAGATATGGCACACCTGAAAAAATAGGTGGCTGGGCTCAACTAGGTTCTGTAGAATTAACCGGTCGTAATACAGCTATTCATCACTTTGTTAATGCTTCAGGTATCAAGTATGCAGCACTAGGGACTAGTAGTATTTTATATGCATACTCTGGTGGTATCTTTTACGATATACATCCTATCAAAGCTACAACAACTTTAACAAGTGCATTTTCTACAACAAATGGATCTGCAGCTGTAACATTAACTTTTTCTTCTGCACACAATATTGGTAAAGGTGATATTATTTTATTAGATAATTTTTCGTCAATTACAAATTCTAATTTTGGATCTGGTGATTTTGATGATACAAAATTTATGGTAACTTCAATACCATCTGACACTACATTAACTATAACTATGAGTTCTAACGAATCTGGATCAGGTGCATCTACATCTGGTGGTATAAGAGTTCAACATTATTATCCGGTTGGACCTGCAGTAGAAACTGCAACAACAGGTTGGGGTCTTGGGTCATGGGGTGGTCAAGCACAAGGACAGTTTACATCAACACTGTCATCTGGAATTAATGCAAGTGTAACATCATTAACAATGGCAAGTTCAACATCTTTTCCATCTACAGGAACAATTATTATAGGGACAGAATTAATTACATACACAGGAAACAGTGGTGGAACTTTATCGGGTTTAACTAGAGGGGCGAATGGTACTACAGCTGCAACACATAGTTCTGGTGCAACTGTAACGGATGCATCAAACTTTTTTGCATGGAATGCTGCAGCATCAGGAGATATTGTTACAGCGCCAGGTTTATGGTCTTTAGATAATTTTGGTAACAAATTAATTGCAACTATATTTGGTGGAGAAACATTTTCGTGGGACTCTGATCCTACAGGTGCAACATCAACTAGAGCAACTATACTTGCAAACGCACCAACTGCATCTTCATTTAGTTTAGTATCAGCACCAGACAGACACTTAATATTTTTTGGAACAGAAACAACGGTAGGTTCATCAGGTACAAGAGATGAAATGTTTATAAGATTTTCTGATCAAGAAAATATTGATGGCAGCGATGCTTATTCACCTAGTGCAACTAATACTGCTGGTACACAAAGAATTGCAGATGGATCTAAGATTGTTGGAGCGATCAGAGGTCGTGATGCAATTTATGTTTGGACCGATACTGCATTGTTTATCATGCGATTTGTAGGTTCGCCTTTTACTTTTTCTTTCCAACAAGTTGGTACAAACTGTGGATTGATAGGTAAGAATGCAGCTGTAGAGGTTGATGGTTCTGCATATTGGATGTCAGAAAATGGTTTTTTTAGATACACTGGTAAACTAGAATCGTTACCATGTTTAGTTGAAGATTTTGTTTACGATGATATTAACACAACTCCTAAACAACACGTTAATGCTGGATTAAATAATTTGTTTGGTGAAGTAATGTGGTTCTATCCTAGTTCTTCATCTAGTATAGTAAATAGAATGGTGTGTTATAATTATCTTGATTCAACACCAGATCGACCTGTTTGGACCACAGGGACATTATCTAGAACTGCTTGGCAAGACTCCGCTATATTTGGTAAACCTCATGCTACAGAGTATGACACAAGTTCTAATGGTACATCCGGCTCTTCTACATTTGTTCAAGGTAATACTGATGGTGTTAGTTATTACTATGAACATGAAAAAGGGTTAGACCAAATACGAGAGGGTGCAACTTCATCTATTACTGCAAACATTGAATCTGGAGACTTTGATATAGGTCGACAAGGTTTAGATGGTGATGGTGAATTTATAATGAAGATAAGAAGAGTGTTACCAGATTTCTTAGCGCAAACAGGTGATACAAGAATTACATTAAACTTAAGAGACTTTCCAAATGACTCTGAAGTTAGCTCATCACTTGGACCATTTACTATAACATCTAGCACACAAAAAATAGATACACGTGCAAGAGCAAGATCTATATCTTTAAAAATAGATAATACAAGCACTAGTCAGTTTTGGAAAGTTGGAACTTTTAGAATTGACTATCAACCAGACGGTAGAAGATAATGGCAGACATAGGAGAATTAATTAAATTATATAGAGGTGAAGCTCCTTCAAGATCCAAACTAGATTTTGGAATTAATAGAGGAACTTATTATACTCCACAAAAAGATTTTGCTAAATATATGGCTCAAGGAGGAGGTTATACACTTGGAGATACTATTAAAGATTTAAAAGGAAAAGTTAAAACTTTAACAATACCAAAAAAATTATATGAAGAATTAGGTGGAGGTTCACTCGAAGTAAATATAAGAGATCCTAAATTACTTAACGCTGCTAAAACTGATTTGTTACAAACTTTTTTAGCTAGAGCTGGAAGTTTAACTCCTTTAGCAATAAAAGGATTAAATATGTTAGCTAGTTTACCTGTTGCAACAGCAACAATGTTTTTACAATCAACACCTGCAAATGCAGATGAAGCAAATATGCAATTAGAAGATTTTGCTAAACTAGCAGAAAAAAATAACAATGTAGATAAAGCATTAGAATCACAACCAAAGGACATATAATGGCAAGAATTGTACAATCACTAACACAACCTTTAGAAGATTACGATCAACAAGTGCAACAATCATTTGTTAGAGATGTAGATAGTATAGTGCAAAAATTAAACACAACATTTCAACAAGATTTAAAAGACGAAGCAGAAGCGGAGGCGTACTTCTTTGGCTAATACATTCGTAAATAAAAAAGTAGATTTAACTTCTACATCAGCTACGACACTATATACAGTGCCATCAGCAACAACCGCTATTATAAAATCTATATTGGTATCTGAAGACTCAGGTAACGCAGATACTATTACAGTAACTATTACAGATACATCAGATGCTGTATTTAGTTTATTTAAGACTAAATCTATATCTGCAAATGGTACAACAGAATTACTATCAGCACCTTTGGTATTACAGGAAAGTGAGATACTAAAAGTGACTGCAGCAACAGCTAATAGACTACATGTAGTCCTTTCTGCTTTAGAATCTAAGCCTAGAGAGGTTACAACATAGTCTTGATTTATTAGTAAAAAACTAGTAAATTAACAAATTCCAGGTGCAATCCCTGCCTATATAATATATTAACTAAAACATAATTATGATAAATAGATCGATGCAACCAAGGCAGATGTATGGACTAGGAAGTCTAGTAAAGAAAGCTGTTAAAGGTGTAAAAAACGTTATTAAAAGTCCTATAGGTAAAGCTGCAATATTAGGTGCAGTTGGTTTTGGTATACCTGGAACAAAGTTAGGTGGACTATTTGGTAGAGCTGCTTTTGGTGGACAAGCAACAGGTCTTTTAGGATCTGCAGGTATTGGACAATTTTTAATGGGAACTCCTAGAGTTCCAGACGCTATAGGTAAAACAGGTTTTTTAGATAAAATAGGTTTAACTGGTTTAAGCACTGCAAAGAAAGCTTTTTTAGGAGGCAGTGCCGCTTTAACATTAGCTAGTATGTTTCCTCAACAAGAAGGAGAGGACGACGATACTTATGCAGAGCGTCTTAAAAGACTTGAACCTTTAATGAATAGGTACTATAGTAATGTAAACCCAAATGCTTCTGCAGCTGAAGTAAAAAAATTTATACAAGACAACACACAAGAATATAGAGCTATGGGTGGTAGAGTCGGCTATAGACTTGGAGGAGATACTATGGACAAAGAAGGAATTAAAAGTTTAGAAGCTGGCGCACCAGACGTAAGATATACAGGTAACATGCAAATGGCATCTGAAACAGGTCCTGAAGAATTTGAAATGGACATGTTAATGGAATTAACACAAGCATTTGAAGAAGCAAAACGTCAAGGTT